CTCGTTTCGGGCGATTGTTAAAAGTTATAAGTTTGCATAAAGAGAAACAAAAAAAATTCTCAAAAAAACAACCTCAATATATATACATATCAATAGATATATATAATGATATAATAATCAAACATAAAACATTGATTGTTATTTATTTATATTGTTAAATGTATTGTTATATTGTTATTATATGGCTTTCTTTATGGTGTTCCGTTGGTTTAATAACACTCAAAAACTTTATTCATTTCTGTATCAAATAGATAACCCGCTTACCGTGCTGACGTCGGTCGGTTTAAAATATTTATGCTTATTTTGCCGCGTTTTAAATATATTGACATGGAAGTCAAAAAAAAGGGTTGCCCGCACGTACTGCCAACCGACGTCAAAGAAATAACAGACGTTATCTTTGCAAATCAATACACTTGCGTTTATCATGTTTATCAGCACTTTGGTTGTTGCCGCCGCACCATTCAAAATCATTCTGATTTCAAAACAATACGGGCGGCATTGGACGAAAATCGTTGCGACTTTGTTGAACGTGCTGACTTAAAATTATTTAACAAACTCGATACTCCCCGTGCGGGAGCTGCGGAGTTTGCATTGTTTATCAAGCGTTACGGTACGCAAGCCGACCGCGACACTTTGAAGAGCACGACAGTCATTCAGACGGACGACACGGACATTGTACCATTAACCGACCTTGAATAACCGCCATGCAACTACTTCGCCCCGACAAAGTTTATATAGATTTCTTCAAGGCAAACACACGTGAGCCCGTCATTATACTTCGCGGAGGGCGGCGTTCGGGAAAGACACTTGCGCACCTTTGGCGTTTCCTTGCAATCGCTTCACATGGCAGCGGTGGCGACGTGTTAATCACGAGCGACACGTTCCCAAATTTGGGTAAAGTAATGAAAGACTTTGCAGGCATTGTCGGAATTGCGCCGAAATATAAGCAGGCGGAGGGGGAATACATTGCACGTTACAAGCGTATGATATTTAGGTTCAGGTCATTCAACCGCCCGCAAGATGCAAAAGGTACACGAATGAAGTGGCTCTATATTAACGAGTTGGACGGCATTGATAAAGAACTTTATGAAATGCTCGAGGTTGGCGTGGAAAAACAAATTGTTGCCGATATGAACCCGACAGACGCGAATCATTGGTGTCGCGCATTGCAAACACCCGTAAACACGCTAATCACTAACTACATGAACAATTCATTTCTGTCGGCTGAGCAAAAGGCACGGTTTCAAGCCATTGAAGAAGCGGGCAAAGACGCAGAAATAGGGTCAGCCGAATACAAACGTTATGCCAACGAAATACTCGGCGAGTATGCAACGCTCGGCGGGCGCGTATTTAACAAGGTACACCACATTGACCGCGCAACGTTTGACCGACAACCATTTGTCAAGTATCTCGGTATTGACTTCGGGGACACAACCGCGCCGAACGCTCTTTGCAGCGTTAAATTCGATTATGCCAACAAAGCAATTTATATTTCCGAAGAACTTTATCAGGCGTTTGTTGCCGACAGCGTCATAGCGGAGCGCGTTAATACCATACAGGACGCTCGCTGCATGGTTTACGAAAATGCAATGGCAGGTGGAACACGTGTGTTAAATATTCATCAACATCCCGACTTTGATTTGTACACCGTGCCAATAGTCAAGATGGCCGTTGATAGCAGTTTGGCTGAAATGGCATTGTGGACGATTTATGTGTGCGGAGAGAATGCTCAAGCCGAATTTAAAGACTATAAAGTCAAGGAAGGAATTTACGATGGTGCTCGTAATATAATAGATGCCGCCCGTTACGTCTTTATCATGGTCGTAATGCGCGAACTTGTTACATAGATCATTTTTAATTTTTTTTTATTTTTAGTGCGTTGTATTAGAAATAATTTATTTTTGCCGCACCAACCATGAAAACATTTCTATGAAAATCATAGATAGTATTGTATCATTATTTCGCCCAAGTCATGCAAGGTTAAACAGTAGTTTTGCCATGTTTGGCGATTGGATGGAAAACCGCCTTGCGTTTGCAAATGCGATTTTTATCAATATTTGCGATTTATTAACAGACCTTGTGAACGATGTTACATTGCTGCAAAAGGATAGCAACGTGGACGCTGTTCTTTTGGCGGAGTTCAAGTGGTTTTTTGCGCACTATGGAAAAATGACGCTCAACAAACTTTTCTCGGACGGTTATGCCGTTATAGGTTATAATGCGCTCGGTTTCAAGTTACTTCTCCCTGACGAATACATTACACGTAGCGAAGATAAATGGAACTTTATACAACCGATTGACCGTACAATGCAGGTATATGTCATGCGGAGCCAAACGTTTGAACAGTACCAAATGAGCGACAGACAGTTGTGTCTCCCATACCTGCAATATATTGACAATATAATGAACGGGAGCAACACTGTTTCAGCCCGCATGGGTGCGCTTGTTGCCGCAACGCCGACACAGCCAACACAGAATCCAGCAACCGAATTGCTCAAGCCTGAACAGCGCGAACAAATTGAAAAAGAGGTTACGAACAGTTATGGTAGTTTGCGCAATCAAAAACAATTTTTACTTTTCAATCGCCCGATGAACTTTCATACGGTTGCGCTTTCTGCAATTGATACTAAAGCCAACGAAAAAATGAAACTTGCTATTTTGGCGATTGCTGACCGCGTGAAAGTTCCTGCAAATCAAATAGCAATTATTGACGCGCTTTCGAGCAAATCACTTGCAAACGGCACGGAGTTACGCGAGGGAGACTTTATGAAATATCAATCGTTTGAACGGTTACTAAATCAAACATTTATTAACTTTGGTATTGCAATCGGGATCGACCTTGATTACACCATATACAACAAGCCACCGCGCACACTTGCGCCATTATTAACAACACAAACGACTGTCTAATGGAACGGATTAAAATTCAAGACGCCACACTCATAGGGAGTTACGAGGAAGTTTCAAACGTTCCCGCAACAACCATTAACAAAAAAGACACAAGCGGAGCAGTACTCAACGGACTGATTATAAAAGGTTACGAAACAAAATTCGGTGCTGCAAAAAATACAAACGGCGAAACATTCGAGCAAGGCTGTTTCGACGAATTTGTGGAGGAATATTTCGTAAAAAACAAACTTAATCTCCCCGTCGATGTGCAACACCGAGATGACATTAACCACCTTTGCGGGCGAGTGTTGGTATTCGAGGTTAATTCAGTTGGATTTTATTTTGTTGTTTATGTTCCAAAAACATATCTGCATTATGACACTTTGAAAAACCTTCTACAAGAGGGGATAATTCAAGGTTTTTCTAAAAGCGGGTGGGCGTATGATTATGATTACATATACAACACGGACGGGTCGTTCAGCCACGTCCATATAAGAAAAATGAGCGTTTATTCCTTGTCGTTGGTAAACACACCAGCCAACGCGCAACCGTTTGAAAAGGTACAAGAAACAAAGGTAGAAAACGCCCTGCATTACGAAAATAAGGTCAATCAAGACCCTATCGATAAATTCAATTCAATGTTCAATTAAATCAAATGTCATGCCAAAAAAGACAATGAAAATCCAGAACGTTGCGGCGGAAGAGTTGAAAGACATTCGCCGCAAAGTTATGAACGCCTTCACTGAAAAAGGCGCGGAGGCACGGGACGCAATCCTTGCGTTAATCGACCGCCTCGAAACTTCGGAGGTTGAATTTGACGTTACAGACTTGAAAGATGAAATCGAAAGTATCGTCAAAGATATAATCGGTACAGAAAATCAAGCGGTTACGGACAAATTAACCAACGCAATGAACGAGAAATTCAAACTCGTGCAAAACTCCATCAAACCGAATGAACGGTTTACCCCAGCCATTAAAAACCAAATTGCAGCCGCAATCCTTCGCACCCCGTCAGTTGTTGGCGAGAACAAGGCAGTTTCCGACGCTGTTCAGGAAGTAATGGTTAAAAACGGTATCAGCGGGCTCGCTTTCCAAGAGATTGTCGATTTCACTATCTCAAACAAATGGGAAGACCTCAATCCACTCTACGCGATGCTCCACCAAACTTTCTACACGAAATTCCATTACACCACGCAAGATATGCTCGACGTGGAAATTTTTGCGAAAGGGTGGAAAAAAACCAACAACGGCGAAAAAATCATCCAACAAATCAATGCCATTACAAAACAGATTCTAACTCAATATGTTTACAAACGCCAACAAATTGCGTTCGAAGACATTGACGAAATTGAACAAGCGGGCGAATGGACGCGCTTCCTTACATGGTTGAACCAAGAACTCGACAAGATGATTATTAACTCAATCATCACTGCAATTTTGGTTGGAGATGCCATTAACACCACCAACAACCGAATTACTACCTTTGAAACGATTGGAACGAAAACAGTTGCGGACGCTTTCACGAGCATTAAAACCGTAACCACCTCCGAATCTACTGTTCAGGACATTCGTATAATGTGCGATATGGTACGCAACCCTGACAATAAGAAAAAGGTTCTTATCCTGACACAACAAGAATTAACCCGCTTGAGCGGATTCCGTTATGCAGCGGGAGGAGACTCCTTCTATCGTATGATTGAAGAAATGCGCGGACAGTTTGGCGTGGACGAGATTTACATCACGGACGTAATTTTGAAAATCCCGAACCTTGCGGCAATCTGTTTCATCCCTGACGGTTATTGGGTCAAGGAAAAGAATTACATTTCAGTTGCTTATCCATTTTGGGAGAACAACGTTCAGAACTTCCAAAAAGAAAGAAACATCGGGGGTCAAATCCACGACTTGTTATCCTCTGCAATCCTTAAAGTTACACCAACTCCGTAAAAATTATGGCAGACTTGATTACTACAGCGCAAATGATGGACGAGTCGAAGTTTTACTTCGTACCAATCCGCTCGGATATGCCGCGTGATGTGGCACGCCTGACGGGAGTCATTTCATTTGCTCAAATCAATTTCTGTCAGCATTTTCGGATTTCGGATGACTTTATTGATAATACTGAAAAACTCGAAGCACTCAAATATTGGACGTTTGCCGTTTGGCAATCGAGCCAACGTTTCGGAAAAACGCAGCAAGGCACAGCAGTCGACCCAAAACTTCTCAAGGGTGATACCACCTACGATTTGCAGAAGGAGGTCGACTGCCTAAATGCCGCGATTACTCTAATGAATAAATTTTTA